GGCTTGCGTGTATCCCCAAAGGACCAAACCGGTTCGGGCCGATCCAACCCAAAATCCGACAAAATGCAAATGGCCCGGCCGAGGTTGGAAACGATCATGCCGGCCAAATTTTCTAGTGCCGGTTCCGAGGTTGCCAAATGGGCCAAAACGCATTTGGGTGTCGAGTTAATGCCGTGGCAACGGCACGTGGCTACCAATTTGTTGGCGCACAATAAGGGCCAATGGTTAAACCGGTTGGGTTTGGTTTCGGTGGCCCGCCAAAACGGTAAAACCATATTGTTGCGCGCAATCCTTGGGTGGTATTGCACCGTTTACGCACAAAAACAAAAGCAACCGATATTGGTGATTACCACCGCGCACAAATTGGATCTAGCGGTGGCGTTGTTTCAGGATTTGGCCCCAATGCTTAAAGACAAATTTGGGGCCACCGTTAAATATGCGTACGGCCGTAACCAATTGGTGTTGGGTAATTGCACGTGGGTGGTACGTGCGGCTACCCCGGCCGCCGGCCACGGATCGAGCGCGGATCTAGTGCTAGTGGACGAGGTTTGGGGGGTATCCCAAGAGGCGTTAGACGTGGGTTTGTTGCCTACGCAACGCGCCAAACCCAACCCGTTGTGCGTAATGTTCAGTACCGCGGGCACCGAGGATAGCCACGCTATGTTGCGGTGGCGCGAGCAAGGGCTACGAGCGATAGACACCAAAACGGACGCGGGTTTGTATTTGGCCGAGTATTCCCCGCCGCCAGATCTCGACCCCATGACTATGGACGCATGGCGTTACGCCAACCCGGCCATAGGGCACACAATCACCGAACAAACGTTGCAAATTGAGGCCACCGCACCCAACCGGGCCGCGTTTCTACGATCGAGCGTAAACCTATGGGTGCAATCCGATACCGGTTGGATCCAACCCGGTGTATGGGCCGGCAACGCCACCGATACGGCCCCACCCGCCGGTGGTGTGGTAGCGGTTGAGGTGTCGCTAGATGACGGCCGGTATTGCGCGGTGCGCGTCAATCTCACCGGGCAACCCGGTGAGGTAGCCGCCACCGTGGAATTTGTGGTGGACACTATGGCCGAGGCATGGCGGCGTATCGAGGCCCTAGCCGCGGACCCCAAATTGGTTATTGCGGTAACCCCCACGTTGGATTTGCATTGCCCCATTACGTTGCAACGCCGCCGGCAGATATGGGGCTACCAAGAGGTAACGCGATACACCGCCGCGGTACGGCAACTAATTATTGAGGGCAAATTACGGCACACCGGGGAAACAATGTTGGCCGAACACGTGGGCCGAGCGGTAGCCGGCCGCACCAACGGCACCATTTCGTTATCGTCGCAACGATCACCCGGCCCGATCGAGTTAGCCCGGTGCGTCGTAGCCGCGGTTGGGCTACTGATCCACAACCGGCAACCCGTAGGCCGTCCCGTGTTTGTGTCCGTACCGCACCGTGCCGCGAGTTAGTGTTATCGCATGGCAATGTTTGGTAAAAAAGAAACCGAGGCCCCCAAGGCGGCGGTAGCGGCCGCACGATACGGCAACGGTGCCAACACCGGTATGGCCATGGTGGACAAATTCACGTTTTACACCGCGGACCCGAACGTAGAGGCCGCGTTACAAGTACCAACCGTTAGCCGTGCCCGGGATCTGATTTGTTCCATGGTTGGGTGTCTCACCATAAAACAGTATTCCCAACAATGGAACGGCGAATACATGGAAAAAATTTATTTGCCGCCGGACACGTGGTTTACACAACCCGATCCGAACGTGACGCGCAATTTCATACTTGCCAACACCGCGTCTGATCTAATGATGTTCGGCCGCGCATTTTGGGCTATTACCGAACGGCTAGGAAACGGGTTCCCTAGCAAATTTACGTGGTTACCCGCACAAAACGTTTACACGCTCGACCAAACCGGGCCGCAATGGTTCGGCCCGAGCAACGAAATAACGTTCCAAGGCGCACCACTCAAAACCAACGACGTTGTGCAATTCCTATCCCCCAATGGCGGGCTTATTTACCAAGGTGTTAGCGCGATCACTACCGCATTGCGTCTGCAACGCGCCGCCGAAAGGTTTGCAACAAACGAAATCCCGAGCGGTTACCTAAAACAAACCGGTGGGGAACCGATGAACGCGCAAGATCTGGCGGACATGGCCGCCGCATTTGCCGCGGCCCGCCAACAATCCACCGTTGCGGCCCTAAACGAATTTGTGGACTACAAAGAAACGTCCCACAAACCGGACGATTTGCAATTGGTCCAATCGCGGGAATTTATGGCGTTAGAAATGGCCCGCCTAGCCAACATTCCCCCGTACCTTGTTGGCGTGTCGGTGCCCGGGTACACGTACCAAAACGCGGATAGTGCCCGCATGGATTTGTACCAATTCGGTGCCAAACCGCTTATTGAGGCAATAGAACAAACGTTGTCTATGAACTCGATCGTGCCCCGCGGCCGGTACGTCGAATTGGACGTGCGCGGCTATTTAGAGGAAAACGGCATGGCCACACCGGACGAGGACGATAGCGACGGCAACGGAACGGTGGGTGGTGGCGGGCTTAACGTCGCTAGTTCGTTGCCACCCACTAACCGCCAACCCGTAGTAAAGTAGGCAACCATGATTAGGTTTACAGCGTCACCAATTCAGATCACCGCCGCCGAGGGCGAGGGAAAACGCGAAATTATGGGCGTTGCCGCACCGTACAACGTGGTGGCCACCGTTTCGGACGGCACCGAGGTTAAATTTTTGCCCGGATCGTTGCCGGTGGACGGCCCCGCACCGAAACTCATTCAGGATCACGATTTGACCCGCGCCATTGGTGTGGTAACCGAACGTGTCGAGGACGAAAACGGTGTGTATTTTACCGCTCGCGTGTCCAAAACTCAGGCCGGTAACGAGGCGTTGGAACTCGCCAAGGACGGGGTATTGGACGCGGTAAGCGTAGGCGCGGAACCGATCGACGCGGAAATGGACGAAAACGGGGTATTGGTTGTTGCGTCCGCTAGGTGGGTGGAACTATCGTTGGTTCCGTTAGGCGCATTTCCACAAGCAAGGGTTACACAAGTAGCGGCGGCACAAGAAAAGGAAAAACCGAAAATGTCCGAGATCACCACAAACGCACCCGTTGAGAATGTCGAGGCCGCACCGGCCCCGGCACCAACCGCACCCGTATGGGCCGCCGCCAAGAGCGAGCGCGAATTTGCAATGCCAACCGCGAGCGAATATTTGGCCGCGTATCACGTTGGCGGCCAGACGTGGGCGAACGTAAACGCCGCGTACAAACAGAACGTGGCAAAAAAGCAAACCGCGATCCAAGCGGCATTGGCGCAAGATCTGACCACGGATACACCGGGCCTATTGCCCACGCCGGTGTTGGGACCGGTTTTTGTCGGGAAATCGTACGTTGCACCGTTCCTAACTGAGGTTGGAACCCGTGCAATGCCAAACGGCAACGGAAAATCGTTTATCCGTCCAACGTTCACCCAATACACGTCCGTGGACACACAAACCGAGGGCCAAGCAGTATCGTCGCAAAAGGCCACCATTGCGAGCAACAGCGTTACCCGCACCACGGTGGCCGGTGGCGTGTTCATTTCGCAACAGGACATAGATTTCACCGATCCGGCCGCGTTGTCCGCAATTTTGGACGATCTCGCCGGCGAGTATTTGATTAAAGCGGACGATATCGCGGTGGACGCTTGCGTGTCCGGTTCGACCAACCTTGGACAATGGGACGGAACGCCAGAGGATTTCATTTTGTTCATGTACGGCGCGGCCCGCGACATTTCCAACGGCACTAACTTGTTTCCAACCCATATCGTTATGGGTGTGGACACTTGGGCCAAGGTTGGTTCATTGGTGGACGCGGACAACCGGCCGGTGTTCCCGGCAATTGGTGCCCCGGGCCTTACCGGTATGAATACCCTTGGTGCCGGCAACGTCACCAATTGGACCACCACCAACCCGTTGGGTTTGCGCACGATCGTGGACAGCAACGTAGCGGCCAAAACAATGGTGGTATTCCACGGCCCCGGCATGGAAATTTACCAAAATATCCGCGGCATTATGACCAAGGAAGATCCGGAATTGTTGGGCCGTAATTTCACTTATTACGGTTACCTTGCAACGTTCGTTCCTAAGGCCACGTTGTTGCAAAAAATCACTTGGGCCTAATCGGTAGGGCCGGTGCATGGCCACCTATTCGATAACGTCCAAACAAATTACGTCTAACTATGGCGTAGTGGCAACGCTTACCGCTAACGAGATCGTTACCGGGCAAGAGTTTACCATTAGCGGGCTAACGGGTTTTAACGGCACGTACACCGCCATAGATTTGCCGCAATACGAGTTCGTGGGCGTAAACACCGCCGGGGATTTGCAATTTAACCCGGCGGTGCTACTACCCAACCAAGTATTGTTCGCACTGACCGGTAGCGATATCGAACGCACCACCGCGGCCGGCACGATCACGTATGCATTGACGTGTACGTGGATAACCATTGGTGACGTTGAGGATTGGCTAGGTTTCACCGTCACCAACCCGTCAAGCGACTATGACCTACTCACCATTTGCGTGGCCGCCGCCAACGCGTATGCGTACCGTAAACGCCAAGAGGCCGGCTATTTTGACGCGTCACTATCCACCGTGCCTAGCCAAGACGTGCGTTTGGGCGCGATAATGCTAGGTGGCGCGTATTACCGCGAGCGTGGATCTATTGACCAATACGCGTCATTCGATCCGTTGGCCACCGGAACACCAACCGGCGGCAGTATGGGCCAAATTATGCGCCTACTAGGGGTTAATCGTCCGGCGGTCGCGTAATGACCGCCACCGTAAACGCGTTTAAATTGGGCTACGACAACGTAGTGGACAAACTACAAACCATTACCGGGCTACGGGTAGTAGATGACCCACGGAACCTAAACCCACCGTGCGCGTTTGTGGACGCACCCGTCATACGCATGAATAGCAACCTAGTTTTCGATATGACGTTTACCGTAAAGATTATTGGCATAGGCCCCGGCGATTACAAATGCCTATCCCAACTACTCGAACTAGCGGACCTAGTACGCCGCGCACAAATCGGCCTAACGGACGTACGGCCCGCGGTAACCACCATAGGCACCCAAGAATTTGCGAGTTACGAACTCACCATAGGTGCTAAAATTGGGCCATGAGTAACTACCGAGTAACCCGGCCGTTCGCGGATAAACACCCGGGCGATTTGGTAGGCGGCAACGATCTACCGTTGGCCGATTTCTACTACTTGCTACAAATTGGGGCTATCGTGCCCAATGGTGACGTGCAACCAACCCCAAAACGTGCTAAAAAAGTATCAACGAAAAGCGAGGACTAACCCATGGCAATGCCCCAAACCGTCTATTACAGCGCACCCGAGGTAAAGATCGGTGCGTCTAGTGGTGCGTCCGTAGATCTATCCGAGTTCGCTAAATCGGCCGTATTGACGCGCCAAGCGGACGCATTGGAGAGTTCGAGCATGGCTAGCCGTGATCGTTTTTATCAGGCCGGCATGAACAGTAACCAATTGGTGGTTACGTTTAATCAGAGTTACGAGGCCGCCGAGGTGTACGCAACACTTAGCCCATTGGTGGGGACGCAATGCTACGTCGAATGTACGCCGGTGGACGGTGCCGTGGTGTCCGCAACCAACCCCAAATTTTCGCTAACGAACACCTATTTAGAGGCCATGGACGTGTTGGCCGCGAACCTTGGCGAATTGGGCGAGGTCCAATTGACGTTTACCGGTGGCACCTACGCCGCGGCAACGTCATAACACCTAGGTGATTGGCTAGCGACGTGATCATAAAATGGGAAATCCCTATTAAGGGCACAACCGTAAACGTAGAAACGCGGTTTATTGACGTACTCAATTGGGAACGGCACACCAAACGATCCATGGGCCAATTGTCCACGGATCTACGCGCCACGGATATGGTGGTGCTTACGTGGTATGCGTTGCAACGCACCAAGGCCGAACACGCCAATTTGTCGTTGGCAGATTACGAGGCCGCGCTCGACGGGGCACCCATGCCGGTGGACAGCGGCCCGACAAACCCTACGGTGGCGGCTACCGCCGCCGATTAGCGGAAATATTGGTGGCAACCGGGTGGTGGCCGCCAAACGTCGAATTTGACGAATACGACATGGCTACCGTTGTAAGCGTGATTAACGAACAAAACCGCCAAATGGAACGCGCAACCCGTGGCCGTTGATTTAGAGGTGGGCGTAGTGGGCATTAAACAGGCCCTAAAAGATCTGAACAAAATCTCGCCGGCTTTACGCCGCCAAATAACCAAGGATTACGCCAAGGTTGTGGAACCAATGTTAAAAACCGCGCAACAGGCCATACCGCAAATACCACCGGTAACGGGTATGGATCGCACCGGTTGGAAAACGGCTAGCGGCCTACAAATCTTGCCACCAGGCGGTTGGAACGGCAACGCCGCTACCAAGGCCCTAAAACCGAAAATAAACACGCGCCGAGTTAAAGAGTTCCGGGGACAAAAAGAAAATTTGGCAACGTTCGGCATTGTGTGGCGCGGCTACGCCAACACCATTGTGGACATGGCGGGCCGTAAATCGTCCGGTAACCGCGACGTGTTTAGCCGCATGGGTTCGCACGGTAGGCGCGTAGGCGCGGTAGGCGGGCCGCAACTCATAGCCCTATTGCAAGGCCGCTACGGTGGCGCGTCCCGCATTGTGTGGCCGAGTTACGAACGCAACAAAACCGAATTGGACACCGAAATGCAAAAATTGGTGGACGAGGTAATGCGGCTAGCGAATAGTGATCTATCCAAACCAACTAGGGTTGGTGGGTAGTTATGGCCGTTTCCCTACCTATCGTTTCCGAGTTTGACGGCAAGGGCATTAAAAAGGCCATTGCCGAATTTAAGCAACTCGAAACCACCGGCCAAAAAGCCCAATTTGCGTTAAAAAAAGCGGCCCTACCCGCCGCCGCCGCATTGGGCGCGGTGGCCGTCATGGCCAAATCCACCATTGCCGCCGGTGAGGCCGCCGCCACGTCCAACGCACGAATAGCCCAAATTAACGAAAGCATGGGCCTATTCGGTGAGACAACCGAAAAAGTAAACAACCGAATTGTTGAGTACGCCA